GGGTTCCCGGGTGGAGTGCCAGCAGTTCGGAGTTCGGCGGGTATTGCATCATCCGGCGGTAGACGTCGGTGGTGAATCCGATCTTCACCAGCCCACCGACCAGCAGGTAGTAGATGCTTCCCGGGCGGTTGCGAGTGAGTCGCTTCGTGGCGCGTGCTCGGGTGATGGATTCGACCGCTAGGTCACTGATGCGCTCCCCGCGGATCAGGGCCTTCTCGGCTTCGGGTGCGTGATCATCGAATGCTTTCCACACAACAGCCGCGTGCTCTACGCAGAGCGGGGTGTCGCGGTACTGGGTGTGATCTGTGCACTGCGGGTATCCGCAAAAGAATGGAATATGAATGCCCGGTACTGTACGCTTCATTTATCGGCCTCCAACTAGGTCGGTCAGGCCCCGGATGTTTGCAGCATCGCGGGGCTTCTTCATGCGCGGGCGGGCTTTTCAGCCACCAATCGCATCGTGATTTAAATCTACCCCCACCCCTACGTAAAAGCAAGGAACACTAGGCAACCTCTTGTAGTGTCGCTTTTCTTGCGATGAGGGCCTCGAGGTCCGCCTTGTACTGCTCCTTGGCCTGATAGGCGGCGAGCACGGCGGCTGGAGTGTAGAGCGGCGGGTATCCGTCCGGGCGGTCAACGGGTTTCAGCGCGCCGCGTTCGACCCACTTCTCAACACGCTTCTCCGGGATCGGGAGATGGCCGGCGTACTTGAGAGCTCGGACGACCTTCTTCAAGGGCGCCTGGATATGCCACGCCTCGCCAATGAGGCTGCTGATGCGCCTTCACGGTGCGTGGCATGTCGCACGCCCGGCAGTAGCCGAAGGTTTCCCCCACAATGGCGATGACCTCGCCGGGGCATTCGTAGCACTGCCCCAGGCTGATGCGGGGCGCGGCCCGGTCGGTTGCCCGGTCACAGTCCGTCAGAGCCTCCCGGAGTTCCTGCTTCAGCACCGGCGCCCAGTCCATCCCCCGTACCTCGCGGATCTGTTCGAGCAGTACGGTCGCGGCCTTCACGGCGTGGGGTTGCCGGTTGCCGAGGGCGTGGGTCCAGCCGGTGAGGATGACGTTCAGGGTGCGGCCGGTGTCGTAGGCGCGGGCGTTGGTCGGTTCGGACGGGGCGGAATGCCCGGAGGTCCCGACGCTGCCGTTGCCGACGTTCATCCGGGCCGCGGACGCCCAGACGGCTTCGACGGTGGCCTCGACCCTGCCGAGGTCGGCAATGAGTATGTCCCGGCATCCCGGGCACAGGTAGATACCGTCCGGCTGGTTATCGCACGCCCCGCAGCTTGATCCCATGGGACTATCTTAACAGGTAAGTTCCTTACTGTTCCTCACTGTTGGGCGTGTCGCTACAGTGCCCATTCCTCGTCATAGTCGGGATGATCGGAGTAGACGGCCGCCATAATCTCCAACGTCGGGCAGGGGAACTCCCGCTCGCAAGTGACACAAACCCGGTGCGCTCGTTCATGCTGGTCAAGGATCGCCCGTTTCGCGGCGCACTCAGCAACGACGCGGGCCGGATCCCAGCGGGCTATGTGCTCGGCGTAGGCTGCATCGTGCGACGTTGTGGCGATATGTCCGAGCCTCCCGAACTTCCACTTATCATCACGGACAAGCCTCGCGTCGATATTCACCATCGAAACATCAACCCCGGGGAGCACCACCCAACTGGCTCCGGTGGCATCGTTCGCATCACGCTCATCCTCGGCGATGCGGGCTTCCAAAAACTCAACAATCGTCATGCGCTCATCCTTTCAGCTTCACACGTGCACGTGTCGTCTTTGCGGCCGGTCAGCATCTGCTTGACCTTCCCGTAATCGAACGACCCCGACGCCCAGTCGTTCTCCATCACGTACAGGGTTTGCTTGATCCGGCGCTCCGCCTCACACTCAGGCACGGGGCTTGCCTCCCTTGTGGATCAGGGGCCTATGGTCCTTCTTCTCCAAGCCGCAGCAGGGGCAGAACTTGAACGGCCACGTCTCCATGTCGCTCTTGACGTAGTGACCCTGATATGTGCCGCGCCATGACGCGCTATACCCCTCCCATTGGGAGCAAGCACTCTTGGACTGGCGCCAGCACGGGCATTCCCGGCGTGAACACCATCCGCGCTGATTTGCGCTCATGATTCTTCTCTTTCGTAGGTGTCGGCGCGTTCCTGGTCAGGGCCGATCCGGTCAGCTTGTTGCGCACGGGCCTGACGTTCACGCTCGTCCTCGGTCATGACTTCCTTCCGTTGTGGATCAGTGATGGGCGCCGGACGGCTCGTTTCCAGTCGCGTTCGAGCCTGCGCCGTTCAGTGGCGGACACGGGCGGCGCGTCCTCGCCGTAGAACTGGGTGATGCCGCCGTAGTAGGGCCACGTCGCGACACACATGTACGCGTAGCCTTCTTCGTCCATGCGGGCACCGAAGTCACGCCGATGGTTCGGGCAGTCGCAGCAGTCGCACGCGTGTAGCCCTTGGTGTCCTCGCTCAAGGTCGCAACCGTGCGAGCCCCAGTACACGTCGCAGTAGGTCCCGCTCATGGCTTCCTCAACTCGGCGGCACGGTTGCGGAGCCAGTCCATGTACGGGCCTTGGTACTCCCATGCGTCGGCAATGTGAGTCCAATGGGCGCCATCTCGGCGTGCCAGTTCATCGAACTCACAGACGCCAATGTTGTCCTCAAAGTCCTGGGCCGCTTCTTCGAGCGCCTCGGCTTTGGCTTCCGCCACGGGCCCGAACCCCGCCGCGGTCAGCATCGCGGCTTGGTGGGCATGGAAAACCTCATCCGCATCGTCAGTGTCGCTAATTCCCTGGGACCAGTCGCAGCCGGCGCAGTGCACATAGCCCCGTGTTGTGCCCCAGTCGTCGTGGCACGCGAGCACTTCCGCCATCCCGCTCATTCCGACTCCTCCAGCACCATCGACAATGCGGCGCAGCCGCCTGAGAAGGTGATTGCTTGCGTGGTGTTTTGTGCGTTGTTCAGGTTTTCCTTCAGGGTGTCCAGCAGTTGCCTGACCTGCCCCTCAGGCATCACTGCGCACCCTCCGTTGCGGTGAGCGCGGCACGGATGGCTGCGGCTGATGTTCCTCGGCGCAGGGCTGGCGTGTTCTCCCACTTGTGGGCAAGAGCCTCCATGGCCTCCAGCTTGGCGGCTTGTTCCCGGACGAGGGCGAGGAGGGCCGGGACATCGTTGGCCGATTCGCTGAGCCGGTGAAGCTGTCGGATGCTGACTAGGCGCTGGTCATTCGCCAATGCCTGTTGAGCGGCCTCGTAGCGGGCTTCGATGGCGGCGAGCTGGTCAGTGGTGGTCATCGGTTGGCCTCCATCGCTCGTGCGGTCTGCCTGATCCATTCCGCGGTCTCATCACGGAATCGAGACTGGTAGACGGGGAACCATCCCGTGACAGGCTTCGGCCGCGACCACCAGTGCTTCTTATGCGGCCTGCTCTTCTGCCAATGCCGAGCTTCGTAGATGAAGTCAACGGATGGTCCGTCGTAACGGGCAACGCGCTGTATGTGCCATCCGTCTGGCAGCTCTGCCATGTTCTCGCTCATCGTGTTCCTTCCTGGTGGGCGGTCAGCCCTTGCTTTTCGTCTTCGGTGAGGTCCCGGTAGTGGCGTGCGGCGGGCTCCCATGACCGCGCACTGTTCGGGGTGTGCAGGTCAGGGAGCGGGGCGGATGGGTCGAACGGGGCCCTTGCCTTGCGCTCATGAATCGCGGCCACGAGCGCCCGGCCCTCAGGGTCCTCCAACATCGCCGCGCTCATGCCCTCACCCGGAACTGGTAGTGCCGGCCGGGGACGAGCTGGGCGCCGATGAGGTCGGTGAGGCGGCGGGTGATGCGCCACGGGGACCGGCGGCGGGCGGTAGACTGGTTCATGCGGAAGTTCCCTTTCCGTCGTGCCCCCGGCTGTTGGTCCAGCGCGGGGGCTTCTTCTTTGTGTTTCCATCTTACCTCAGAAGTTCCCTAGTGTTCCCTTTGTTGAGCGGGAACTTCCGGCGTGTCCATCTCCCGGATCGTCAGCACCAGCGCCGCCGGGCCCTTCCCGCCAGGGAACAGGAACGGGCCCTCCACGAACGCGTTCGAATCGTCCAAGCACAGCCCGTGGTCGATCAGGCCGTCCACCACCGCCTTCGCCGTGGGGTAGAAGTTCATGGCGTCGTAGTCGCCGGCGCGTTCCTTCACCACGTGCCCGGTGATGTGGACCCGGCCGACGCTGGTGGGCAGGCCGGCGGCCGCGGCGGCTTCCGTGGCCAGCCGGCGCCAGTCCGCCCGGATCGGCGACAGCACGCGCCAGTGGTCCCGGTCGTTGCTGTTCAGCCAGGGCTTGCGCTGGAACATCTTCCCCGTCTTGCGCTTCCGGACCGGCTTCACGAACGGCGCCGGGACCGTCACCTCCCACACCCTCACGCGGCGGCCTGCGTCCGGGGCATGGTGCCGACGTCATAGGCGCTCGAGTAATGCCCCCAGAAGGTCAGGTGGGCGACGTCGGTCGCGCCGTTGCGGTTCTTCGCGACCAGCATCGCCAGCTCCCCGCGCTTCTCGCCCATGATCTCCCGGTGCAGCAGGATCACCACGTCCGCGTCCTGCTCGATCGACCCCGACTCGCGGAGGTCCGAGATGGTGGGCATCTTGTCCTCCCGTTGAGTCGATCCGCGGTTGAGCTGGGACAGGGCGACGACGGGGATCTTCATCTCCATCGCCAGGATCTTCAACTGCCGGGACATGTCCGAGACGAACTCATGGCGGGGACGGTTATCCCCGGGCGGCTGGGACATCAGCTGCAGGTAGTCCACCACGAGCCCGGCGAGCGGCCGGCGGCGGTTCACGGACCGGGCGAAGCGCTTGATGTCCGTGATCGTCACACCCGAGTTGTCATCCACGAACAGGGGCACGTGCTCCCAGGCGGCGCGGCGGGCCCGGATCTTCTCCCAGTCGCCGGCCGTCAGGTCCCGTTCGATGAGGTTCTTCAGGTTGATCCGGAGGTCCGCGGAAACGGCCCGCATCTGCACATCGGCCTCGGACATTTCGAGCGACGAGAACGCCACCGCGCCCCGCGCCGTCATCGCCTTAGCCAGCTGCAGCGCCACCACCGACTTCCCCACCGAGGGGCGGGCGCCTACGACGTACAAGCCGCCCGGGCGGAGGCCGCCGATGATCTCGTTCACCGCGTTCCACGGGGTGGGGATGTAATCCGGCTTCTCATCCAGCACCCCGAGCATCAGGTCGATGGTTTCGCCGAAGGACTGCACCGTCGACGTCGTCGCTTTCGAAGTCTGGTCGACTTCCTTCCGGGCGAACTCCACGAGCTCCGACTCGTCCCCGGGCTGGTGGGCGAGCTGGGCGATCTTGTGCGCCGCCGTGGCCAGCCGGCGGCGCACTGCCTGCCGGGCCACGATCCCGGCGTAATACCCACCCGCCGAGGGTGTGGGGCAGGTCTGGGCGATGTCGTGCAGGTACCCGACCCCGCCCACCCGCTCCACATCCCCGTCCCGGGCCAGCGCGTTCGACACCGTCACCACGTCCACCGGCTCATGCCGGGCGTGCAGCTCGAGGATGGTCCGGAAGATCGTCTCGTGCGCCGGCCGGTAGAAGTCCGGGCCCGAGACCAGATCAGTGACGTCCTGGATGACGTCGCGGGAGAGCATCATCGCCCCGAGGGTGGAGCGTTCCGCGTCGATGTCCTGCGGGGGTGCCATGTCGTTCATGCCTGCGCTCCTGCCTGGTGGAAGTCCTTGGACCATGGGTTGTGCGCCGGGGGTGTCCCGGGGTTCGACTTGAGGATCCAGTTCCGGAACGCTGCGTCCCAGTTCCTAACCCGGCGGTCATTCGCCTCGGCATGGTTCCGGAAGGCCTCGGCCAGGATCATCACGTCCAGATGTTTCTCTCTCGCTTTTGCCTTGTGCTGTTCGTTCGGTTCCCACCCGTCAGGGATGCGGGTCTCCGGCGAACGGCGGGAGAGATCTGTAGATGTAGTAGTAGCTGTAGTTGTAGGCAGGGGGTCAGGCTGGGCAACGCTTAGGGTAAATGGAGGGGTAACCGCAGGGGTAAAGCTATGGGTAAATTCGCCCATATCCGTACCCTTACCCCTGACCAGGGCCATGACTTTCTCTTGCCTAAACGCCGCCCATTCCGGGTGCTCGGCGTGGAGCCGCTGCAGCTCGAAAGTGACGACCTCGCGGATGTACTTGGACGCCACCGAGCCGTACGCGTTCACCATGGAGATGGACAGCTTCGGCTGCTTCAGGAGCCCGTCGTGCCGCATGAAGGACCGGACGAGGATTTCCTCGGTGTCCTCATCGATGAACACGAACCTCTTCTCCTGCAGGCTCTCGGCGGTCGCCTGGATGCCTTCCCGTGTCGCGTCGGCCGCCATTGCTGAGAGGCGTGCTGTGCGCCAGTCAGTCACGCCGACATAGTTGAGGTCCGGGTGGGTGGAGAGGAGCCAGTAGAGGTGCTGCTCGGCGATGGTGAGGTCCCGCCAGTCCTGGTCCGCGTGGATGTTCGTGTTGATGTTCGCTCGGTCCCGTGCCATCAGGCGGCCGCCTTTCGTGCTTCACGGAGCTGGAACGTGTAGTCGGCGTTGGCGACCCTGCATGCCTCGCAGGCGGGGACACCGTAGCGGCGGTGCCGGTGGTATCCCGCATAGGTGCCGCATTTGTCCGTGTTGAAGTCCTCGGCGGCGACGTCGGCCCGGTTGCCCTTGACGATGCCGGGCTGGTTCCCGGCGTACTTGTAGCTCATGCTGCTGCCCTCACTTTGGCGCGGTGCTCGGCGGTGTGCTGCCGTGATGCTTCGGCGCACGGCCCGCACGCGGGGACCTTGTGGCGTAGGTGCCGGCAGTACCCGGCGTAGGTCCCGCACGCGTCGTCACGGAACCCGACGTGAAGCTCCCGGACCTGGCCGGTCTTCACCCTGGCCGCGTAGTCGCGGCTGTACGCGGCGTTCGCGTCCTTGCAGGGCTGGCACTTCGGGGTGCCGGTCTTCCGGTGCTGCTGGTACCCGCTGAAGGTCCCGCACTTCGACGGGTCGAACACGGGGGCCTTGGGCTTCGGGCCGGGGGTTGACGCCTGGCTTGCCGGAGCCGGGTAGGTGACGTCGCGGATCGTGCCGCGGTAAACGTACGCCATTACGCTGCCACCTCCAGCGAGTCAGCAACGATGGATGCGAGGTCGCGGGCAGCCGGCGGAGTGACCGCGTTCCCGGCCTGCATGGTGCGCTCCTTCATAGTGCCGAGGATCGTGTAGTCCTTCGGGAAGTCCATGCCCCACATCTGCTCGTGCGGCTGGATCATCCGGAACGCGACGT